ACAACTGATAACTTCGATTCAGGTGATGGTGTTTCATTATTTAACACAGCTCACCCAACAATCGCTGGTACAGTTAAAAACACTTTAACAACTCAAGCTGACTTAAACGAAACTTCGTTAGAGCAGTCGTTAATTGATATTGCGGCTATGACTGATGAAAGAGGTTTAAAAATTGCAGCAAGAGGATTGAAAATGATCATTCCTTCTGAGCTACAATTCACAGCTGAAAGACTTATGAAGTCTGATAAAAGAGTTGGTACTGCTGATAATGATACAAACGCGGTAAGATCAATGGGAATGATTCCACAAGGTTATGTGGTTAACAATTTCTTAACTGATACAGATGCGTTCTACATTACAACAGACGTGCCTAATGGTATGAAATACTTCCAAAGAGCAGCTATTAAAACTGCTATGGAAGGTGATTTTGATACTGGCAACGTAAGATACAAAGCTAGAGAAAGATACTCATTTGGAGTTTCTGACAAGAAGTGGGAGCAAGAGCATAAGAGTAACGGAAGATATACTCTTGATATGGTTAGAATCGACCACAAAGTTAGAGAGTTGATAAACCATATAAAAATGGCAGAAGCAAAAGCTGCACATAAATCTGCTCCTGAAGTTTCTGTAGCTACTTAATAAAAAGCTACATCGTTGGAAAATTTTACTCCACACTACAGGCTCTCTTGCACTCTATCAAAAAGTAGTATATAAATTAATCACTATACAATTATTTAGAATACTGACGCGTATAGTCGACGGCCTAGAGACAGTATTCGGAAACTAGGAGGATAATACTATGGCAAATACTACATTTTCAGGACCAGTCAGATCAGAAAATGGTTTTGAATCAATTAGCAAAAACGCAACTACAGGCGCAATCACTGTAGGAACTTCTTACAGTAACATCATTACTGGAAGTGTTCAGTCTTTATCAGGAGCAGGAGCTGTAAATCTTACAGATCTTATTACTGAAGTAACTACTACTGGAGCAAATGCACTAACACTTGCAGATGGTACAGCAGGTCAAGTTAAAATCATTACAATGATTGTTGACGGTGGAGACGGAACTCTTACACCAACAACTCTTGCGGGTGGTACTACAATCACTTTCAATGATGTTGGTGATGGTGTAGTTCTTGTTTATGGCACAGCAGGTTGGGTTGTTGTTGGAAACAACGGCGCAACAATAGCGTAATAATTAATTTAATATGGGCCTTCGGGCCCATATAAATTTAACGGAGAATATAAAATTATGAAAAGTGATGTAAAAGCAGTAAGAGTTACAGGAACAGGTTCAGTATTCGCAGGAAGAACTAGATTAAGAGGAATCATTTTAGAAAATGATCATGCTTCTGATACTCAATCAATTACTTTACAATCAGGTGGGGTAACTCAGTTTTTAGTAAGCTGTCCAGCCGGAGATGTTTTTGCTTTCAATATTCCTGAAGATGGAATTTTATTTGAAAGTGGTATGACTACTTCTGCTATCGGTGCTAATGTTGAAGCGACTATATTGATTGATAAATAGGAGGTTAAATGGCTAACACTACCTCTGGAACAGCAACTTTTGAAAAAGGTTTTTCTATTGCCGATATTGTAGAAGAAGCTTATGAAAGAATCGGTATTCAAGGTGTATCGGGATATCAGTTAAAAGGTGCAAGAAGATCATTAAATATTTTATTTCAAGAATGGGCAAACAGAGGTTTACACTATTGGGAAATTGCAAATAACAATATCACATTAGTTAATGGTCAATCTGTTTATACAATGTTTAGATCAACAGCTGATGGTACATCAGATGCAACAGCAGTTTATGGTGTAGAAGATGTATTAGAAGCATCTTATAGAAATTCAGACAATATAGATTTTCCACTTACAAAAATAAATAGATCAGAGTATCAATCTTTTTCAAACAAATCAGAAACAGGTGTACCTACACAATATTTTGTACAAAGATTTATAGATAAGATTACAATCACTTTATATTTAACTCCTGGAACATCTGAAGCTGGTAACAAAATTAATTATTATTACGCAAAAAGAATCCAAGATGCAGGAGACTATACTAACGATGCAGATGTACCTTATAGATTCGTACCTTGTATGGTAACAGGACTTGCATATTATTTATCAATTAAGTTTGCACCAGAAAGAGTTCAAGTTTTAAAAATGTTGTATGAAGATGAATTACAAAGAGCATTACAAGAAGACGGTTCTTCAACTAGTTCATTTATTACGCCTAAAACTTACTATGAAGGATTATAATGGGAGAACTAGCAAAAGGTAAATACGCAAGAGCCATATCAGACAGATCTGGTATGGAGTTTCCATATAATGAAATGGTAAAAGAATGGAATGGTGCATTTGTACATGTTTCAGAATATGAAGCTAAACATCCACAGCTTCAACCAAAACCTGCTCCATCAGATGGACAAGGTTTAACTAATGCAAGACCTGATAGAACAGAACCTGCTACACAAAATTTATTACCTGGTGATCCATTTAGCCTTACTTCAGGTTCTACAACAGTTACAGTAAATGAACCTGCACATGGAAGAAGCACATCTGATACTGTTGTATTTAGAAATGTAAATGGAAGTCCAGGAGGTGTTGCATATACGGTCTTTGAAAGTGGAGCTGGCTATGCTATAACAAAAGTAAATTCGGATAAATATACTTTTACATTAGGTGCAACACCTACAGTAACAGAAAACGGAGGAGGAATGACGGTAACAGCAGGACCTGTTACGTTAACACCATAATATGGCTTACACTTTAACAAACTTACAAGATGATATTAAAGATTACACTGAAGTAGATAGCACAGTATTTTCTACAGGTGTATTAAACACCATGATTAAAAATGCAGAAAACAGAATTTATAGAGATTCTGATTCTGATGATAATAGATTTTATGCAACATCTAACTTAGTTACTGGAAATAGATATGTAACTATTCCAACTGATTTAAGGTTTATCAGATATATTCAATTAAAAGATAGCTCAGGAAATCAAGTATTTTTAGAAAAAAGAGATACTTCTTTTATGTCTGAGTATTATAATACTCCAGCAACTCAATCAGGTCTTCCAAAGTATTATGCTAATTGGGATGCTGAATATTGGGTAGTGGCTCCTACACCTGATTCTACATACGAAATTACCATGGCTTATACAAAACAGCCTACAAGTTTGACTGATTCTAGCGTTAGTTCTACAGGAACTTACGTATCTAACAAATATCAGGATTTACTTTTGTATGCTGCTCTGGTAGAAGCATACGGATACTTGAAAGGACCCGCAGATATGTTACAATACTACGAAGGGTCTTATCGAAGAGCTTTACAATCGTATTCTATCGAACAACAAGGTAGAAGACGCCGAGACGAATGGCAAGATGGTGCAATTCGTACTCCAATGAAATCTGAGTCACCATCAAAATACTAAGGAGATAACTTATGGCTAATATAGTACCTGACTCTTTTAAAACAGATCTTTTAAAAGGTACTTTCAACTTTGATTCATCAGGTGGAGATACTTTTAAAATTGCTTTGTTTACATCTTTAGGTGGTTTCAGTACTTCTACAACTACTTACACAGGAGCTTCAAATGAAGTTGCAAGTGGTAGTGGTTATACAACAGGTGGAAATACTTTAACCAATGCTGGTGTAGGAATTGGTAGTAATATTGCGTATGTAGACTTTGATGATACAACTTGGTCTTCAGCATCTATTACTGCAGTTGGAGCTCTGATTTATAAGAGTAGTTCAAATAATGAAGCGGTATTAGTTCTAGATTTTGGAGGAACAAAAACTTCTACAAGTGGAGATTTTCAAATTGTTTT